GGTTTATCATCTTGTCCAGCCCCTGCGCCTTGCGCTTCGTCTCCTGCTGAAGCTGGATAACATCCGGTAGGGCGTCCATCGCCGGGCTGGTCCCGTAGCTGTCGTTAGCGGTAAGTTCCCAGCGCGGGAACAGGCCCGGCAGTTCGTTGAAGCCGCGCTGTGATAGCACCTCACCCTTCTTCGCACCGGTTTCCCAGTAGGTTTCTCGATAGGCGAACTTCGCTGGAACGGTGGACTTCCCATCAATATTCGGCTCGATCAGGTGCGTCACATCGCAGAGCTTAAGTGCCTCGCCACCGCCCCGTTCCCAGCTGCTCCGCGTGCTATCGCACAGGTTCTCTTTCCCGAACTGCATCACCAGCTGCTTCGCGGATAGCTGAAACTCGCGGGCGAAGGTATCGACGGCGAGCCGGTGGTTTTGGCCCAGGTAGAACTCCCCGAGGGCGGGATTAAAGCACCGGATAACTGTCTCATCATCTTCGTAAATGAGCATAGCGGCCGAACCGAAAATCACCAGGTCGAGATACAGAACCGCCATGGTATTGTAGAAATTGCTTTCGCTCATGATGTAGAGCATCCGGTGCACGACCTCATCAGCCCACTTCGCACTTTGAGAACTCTCATCGTCAAAGCCGGGGATGCGGAGTTTGAACCAGGGCCGCGACGGACTGGTGATGCCGTTCATCATGCCGGAGGCGAGAACCCGCGCCGCGCTGGTCCCGGTCGAGTCCAGAATATAGGGGTTCTTCGCCATACGGATACGGGCTTCCTTATCCGACTGAAGCCAAACGTACCGCTTGGGCAGGAAGTAATCCGCCAGCTCGCGCCACAAAGACCAGAAGGGCTGCCGGTCCGATCGCAGCTCGGCTATGGTCTGCAGAAGCAGGTTGTGTTCTTCGGCCGGGATTTTCATCTCAGGCTCCGCCGATGAGGGAAGTGCGCTGGGTCGAAGCCCGTCGCTTCAATCCGCGCGCGCTGGTCGAGATCAGCGATGCAATGTTATCCGGGGAGATCGAGGCGCCCGGCGCCTCGGCCTCATTTGCAGTGATCGCCGGGTTGGGCGGGGGCGGAGTCTTCGGCACTTTTGGTTTAAGAAATCCCACAGAATGTCTCCTAGCTATAGATGGACTCACGAGCGAACGGATCGTAATCCGGCGCGACTTTAGGCATTTCCTTCTGCGCTTGAAAATTTTGCGCCGGAGCGTCGTAGGTCGGAAAGGCGAAGGTGAGGGCTAGCGCGTCCGCCACGTTCGGTGAGGCTACTCCGCGTGCCCGCATCTCCTTCTTACTTTCCAGCTGGATAGCTTCCTTCGCCGTCATGGTGTAGGTCGGCGCGGTCAGCTCATCGGATAGAACTAGGTTTTCGCCAGTCGCGATGTTCGGGATACTGCCGTCCGCGAGCCAGCCCTTCATTGCTCCCCAAATCTCCGCGCGCTTATTCGCGTAGCGCACGCCGTCGCCTGCATAGCCATCGGGTTTCGAGCCGAAGTCAACATCTATAACCGGGATGCGGAGCTGTCGTAGGCGGTCGACCACGCCGCCGCCTACTCCGCCCCCATCCACCATGCAGATGCTCGCGTGGTGGCGGAGGAAGGCAGCGGCGACTTTGCCTGCGAAGGTCATGAGGTCATTGCCGTAGTGAATTTCGATCGGCCTGGTCGTGCCGTCCCGCCCGCAGCGCGGGTAGATAACTGACGGATCGTCGCCGAACCTGCCGACATCGACGCCGAGCACAACGGTCCCACCCTGGACCAGGATCTCGCGGTCAATCGCGGACATGACAGTATCGTGGGGAATGAACGACTCTGCGTCCACGCGCGGGAAAACGCCCCGGACTCGGACCCGGAAGAAATCCGAGTCCTCGCCATAGTCCTGTTCCCAGCGGTCGATCTGCTCTTTGTTTGAGATAGGGATCGAGCGGGAGTCGATTGCGAGACTGGACCAGCGATGGCAGAAGCGGCCGCCGGGAAAGCACTCGCGAAACCGGCCCTTGTTCCTCGTCGGATTGCCGAAGACGGCCCAGATGATCTGCGTATTCTTATCGGTGAGCGCACCCTCGGTAACTTCCCAAATTACATCGGGAATGGCCGAGCCTTCATCGAAGACGACAAGGATGCGCTTGCCCTGATTGTGCAAACCGGCGAACGCCTCGGTGTTCCGCTCGGACCAGGCCACCATGTCAATCCGCCATTCCCGCTCGTGCAGGGGGTCAGTCGAGAACAAGGCTGTTGCCGTCATTTTGAAGTATTCGCGCCCGATGAAGAGGCGGTGCCATTTGGAAAGCTCGGCCCAGGTCTTCGTCTTGAGCTGGTTCTCGGTGTTCGCAGTGACAACACCCTTCGTATCCTCGAAGGTGCTGATGGCCCACAGGATGATCCAGGCGACGAGGGCCGACTTGCCGATGCCGTGGCCCGAGGTACGCGCGAGCTGGATGGCTTCGCTAGCGGAAATGAGGCCGGCGCCTAGGTCGTTCAAGACCTGCTCTTGCCAATCCATGACCGACTGCGCAGCAAGTTCGCCCGGCTCGCCCCAAGGAAAGGCGAAGAGAACGAAACCGAGGGGATCGGAAGAGAACTCCGCAAGCTCTTCGATGATGTCGGTCATGAGGCCTGCGGACCTAGCTTGCGCTTAATCCGCTCCCAAATGCCGGCGGCCTGGCCCTTCGTCAGCCCCATCAGCTCGCGCGCTACGAAAAGGGGCTGGCCCTCGGCGATTAATTCTGCAAGGCGGTCTTCGCGGCTCATCCTTAACACCTATTTAACCAGCCCGGCTACGCCGGCTATCCCTCAATAACCGTCACGCGATCCCGCACCCGCTCGCGTGCCCGCTGCAGCCTGCCCGCCAGATCTACATTGACATTCAGGTGGGTGGAGCTGCTTTGCGGTCCGTGGCCAGTCCGATCGGCCCCGAGCTTAACGATTTCCTGCAGCTGGCCGATGGAAATATCGTCCGGTGAGTCTTCGAGCCGATCGGCCAGGACGCTGGCGGCGTCGGTTGCCAGCCCCGCGAGCTTCTCGTGCAGGCCCCGGTACTCCCGCTCAACATCCTGCCGGTAGAAGTGGAGAAGTTCGCGAAACGCCGGGTCGTCCTGCAGGATGCTGACGCGCGAGGCAGAGTAGCCACAGACGATACCGGCCTCGCCCGGCGCCATCCCGCCTGCAAGGTTCCGGGCTAGCGCATGATGTCGTTCGCTCAGCCGCTTTATATGCGAGGGCACTGACCCCTTCTCGTCCTGCAACAGCGCGAGATCGCTAGGCTCAAGTTCCCGGAGAACTGTCGCCGAGACTGGCCTGGGCGCTCGGCCGCGGGTTCGGAAAATGGCATCGCTCAGGTCCATACGCGCGACTGTAGCACGCGCGGGCAGGCGTGTCAAGCGCGCGTGGGTGTGGCTGCGAGCCATATGGGAAAACTGTGAATTTTTGGCAGAAGGTGGTAGTATACGCTCGCGCCCCCCGGTACCAGCGAAAGACACTTGGCGCGGTACGTCAGCGCGCGGGCATGGGTGCCGGGGCCGGGCCGTTCATATTCGCCCGAGTTGATATGAACGGCGGGCGATGCCTGTAAGCTCATGATATTGTTGAAAATCTTTTCGCTTGACCGGGCAAGCCGGTTCATGGTTATAATTGCGGGCCGGGATGGCCCCGGCTTGGAGTCTAACATGCCTATCCCCCATCGCATCCGGTCATTCGCTCGCGAGTCCTATCGTAGCGCCATGATGCACGGCCGCTACGCTACCAATCGCGGGGGACTTTACGCACAGGTAGGGCCGGACGTTGTGACGGTTTACCTCGTGAATGATAAGGGCGCTTGCACATGGAATGTCCCCATCGCCGCGAGTTGGCTTTGATCGCAATTCTATGCGCCTTCCCCGCGTGGGCGCATATTGATGCAATCAAGCATCATGGAGTCTAATATCATGGCTAAGTTTACAATCGAAGTCGCCGATGAGCTTATAATCGGCAAAGGTCCGCGCGATAAATCATGGCGCGCGACGCATTTGGTTCCGGTCAAGAATTTGCCGGTTCATATCGTTAACGAGCTTTTCGGTTATGGCTTGAAGCAAAAGCTTGCAGATGCCGCTTCGCAAGCGACAAATGAAAGTGAAGCGCTTGCGGCGATGCAAAAGGCTTGCGATGCAATGTTGAAAGGCGAATGGTCTTCGCGCGGCGCCGGAATTTCCGCCGATCCAGAGACAATTGCGCTTGTGCGACTCGTCGCAAAGGCAATCGCGAAGGAAGATAAGAAAGCTTGGAATGAACTTTCCGGAAGCGAACAGATTGCAAAGGCGAATGAATATCGCGACGCTTTCGCCAGCGATATTCCCGGCGAATTGGCGCTTATGGAAAGCGAAGCAAAGCGCAAAGCGGAAGCAATTCTTCGCCAAGCGGAACTTGCAAAAAGGGTTTCGATCAAGCTTTAGGCTTTCGCCTAACAAACCTTTTGGGGGGCAAAAAGCCCCCCATTTTTTTGCCCTAAAGAATTCTCAAGAATGACTCAAGAATTCTGCGGGTCGCTTTTTGGAAAAGCGATTGATTGCGCTTTTCCGAACTAAAGCCATACGCAAATTTTTCGGCTTCGAGTCTCGCTTTTCTTTTCTGTTTTAGAGAGTTTTTTTTTTTTTTAAGAAGCCAACAGAAAAAATGGCCATACGCGAAACTGACGTATGGCCCTAGTGCATTGATCTACGGCCATACGCAAGCCGGTATGGCCCTAGACGGAAAACGAACACAATGGGGGTTGCCCAAAATCGGCCCCTAGGCTTTCCTAGGGTTCCCTAGGGCATCCACAGGCCCGCGCGCCCATCCCTTCCCGCTGGATGCCGCGCTTGCCTTTCCGTCCGTTTTGTGCTATGCTTGCAGCATAATGGAGTTGCGCCACCGGCCCGGACGCAACGCAGCTTTAGCAAGGGCCAAGGAGTCTAACCAATGAACAACCTTTGCATTCTGCAGGAAGCCGCGGCCGGTGGCGCGCACTGGACGCAGGACGAACAAGCGATTGAGCTTGACTTCGGCATCAGCGCCGTGGCAATCCTTCATTTGCCCCAGGGCTACGCGGTCTTTGACGGCGCCGGCCTGATCGAAGTATTTTCCGACTTCGCCGACTGCCTTGATTGGCTTTGCGGGCGAAGATAGCACCCCCGGGATTGGAGAATTTATCATGCCAGAAGAACAAAAGCTATCTTTCCCAACCATTGCCGAACAGGTGGCGGAAGCCTTTCGCGCCCGAACGAAAACCGTCGCCCTTACCACTTTGGCCCAAAAGGCTGGGGGCGCCCGTTCGCACGCTTGGCCCTGCGTCACCATCTTTCATTTCGACGATGATAGCTCGATCAGGATAACCGGGCGCGGTAGGACGCACAGTTATGAAACCTATTATCCCTGAGCGGACAAATGAAGGAGTCTAACATGCAAGCAATTATCAGCTGCGCCGACAAGAACCGGCGCGTCGTTAGCGGTCCGTCGCTCGGGGCGATCAAGGCCCTAGCTTATTCCCTCGGTTATGCACCGGGCCGGATCGAGCTTTACTGCAACGACAGGTTTTACCTTGAACCCGAGCAGGTTATCGACCTGCCCCCAATGTTCGACTATCAGAAAGAGGCGTGCCGTGCGTCATAGCACCTCGGGCAACTCGCGCCCGCACATCGTCAGCTCGGGCTATCAGGACCGGTGCCGGGTGCCTGGCCCGATCCAGCCCGAGGGCGAACGTTCGCTTCGCCTGCAGTGGATTGCCGGGCCGATCCTCGGAACAGCTGCGTGGCTTCTTCTCGCGCTGGAGTGGGTCAAATGAACGGCGGCAGCGGAAGCCTACTAACCGGCGTTGGCCAGCCGTTGCGGGGCACCCTTCCTCGCCCTCCAGAATGGTGCTTTGAGCGCGTCCTTCAACTGACCCAGGCGGAAGGCCCAAGCCAGCATCAATCAGCCGGAGCGGTACGCCAAGCCTTCGCGCGCTACATAGCTGCGCATGAGGTTGATCCGGTCGAACAGCTGCGGGCCGAGGCAGATGCCCTTGTGTATTCATGGAATGAAGAAGGACGACCATTTCTTTCCGGTTTCACAGACTATTCCGGGCTAGCCCTCGCCGCTATCAAACGCGGCATAGAGCTGGCGAAGGAACAGGCCGGATGAAATACCTCACCGCAGCCCTTCTACTCCCTTGGGCCTTCTTTCTTTCCAGCCTTTTGCGGTTTGAAAGATGAGCTATTCGATACTCTGCCAGGCGGGAGAAATCACGCAAGGTCACTGCACCTGCAAGCCTTGCGAAAGAGCTTACAAACAGCTCGTTCGTGCGGAGGCATTGCTTGAACTACCAGTGCCCCCCAGGCGCCCGCTTGTCAGCCCCGGACTCCTCCGTGGAGTCCTGTTCGGATTGGGGATTGAAGCGGCAGCCCTTCTCACCTACTTCCTTCTATTCGGAAATTATCTATGACACGCGAAGAACGATCAGCACTGAGTAAGAAGCTGTTCACGGAAAAGCTCGAAAAAGCTTATCCAGCGGAATTAGACCGAAACGAGGCATTTGCGGTTTTTAAGAAAATTCAGCGTTTGTTTGACGAAGCTTTCCAGGAGTCTAAAGATGCTATATTTCCATAATCCAGGCGAGATCGACATTCGCGGAGCCACCATCGCAGGGCTTTCTGCGAAGCAGGGTGACAGCCCGATCGGCTTTTTTGGCACCGGGCTGAAGTACGCCATCGCCAGCGTTCTGCGCTGGCACGGACAGATTACAATCTGGTCCGGGGAAGAGGAATATAAATTCTACGCCAGCCCCTTGGATTTCCGGGGCAAGGAGTTCCAGCAGATCATGATGTCGGGCCAGCCCCTTGGCTTCACCACCGAGTACGGAAAGACCTGGGAACCATGGCAGATCTTCCGCGAGCTATACGCGAACGCGCTGGACGAGGGCGGGCAGGTCGGGACTGCACCACCGGGACCGCGCGCGGGTTTCACCTGCATCGAGGTCGACTGCGACCGGCTGGCAGAGGCCTACGCCACGCGTGACCTGATCATCCTCCCGCGCACCACTGCCTATTTCCATTCTGACGAAACCGTCAGTATCGGGCGTGAGACAGCCTCCGGTATCTACTATCGGGGCGTCAGGGTTCACCCGGAAAACACCCTTTTCACCTACAATTTTCAGAAAAGCATTTCGCTTACTGAAGACCGAACTATGAAATGGGCCTGGGAGCTCCCCAATATTATCGGGGCAGTGCTGCAGCGGCTAACTGACGAAGATCTGGTGCACCGGACTGTTTCGGCCCCGAAAGGCTTTCTGGAAAGCAAAGCCGAGTTCAGCGGAAGCTCGCCCCTTTCCCCGGCCTTCCTTAACGTCGCTGAAAGGCTTTACCTTCAGGACGCTGTGAAGTGGAAGAAGTTTGAGGAAGTACTTCGCTCCCACCGGCCCGCTTGCCTAGCCCCGAAGCTCATCGAACTTTCCCCCTTCAGGCAGAAGATGCTTGATCGGGCCTGCGATCTATGCGCCAGGATGGGATTGCATCCCGCGGATCACGAGATCTTCGTCGCCGACCTCGGCAACAGCGTGCTGGGCCTTTACGAGCCAGCCTCGGGCCGGATATATCTATCTCCCAAGTGCTTCGATATGGGCACGAAGCAGGTTGTCAGCGCGTTGTACGAAGAGCTGATCCACGCGGAAACCGGCAAGGTCGACTGTTGCTACGATATGCAGACCTTCCTCTTCGACAAGATCATATCTTTGTACGAAGAATTTGTTTTTCAGGAGCCGATCTGATGAAATATGAATGTTGCACTGGAAACCTGCGCACCGAATTACGGTTAGAGCTGCTGGCTGTACGCAAAGCTGTCCAGTGTGGGGCGACTGAAATTGGCCTGCAAACCTACGGCCGCAAGCCGGGTGAGATGTGGGAAACTTCGCAATGGTGGAAGCTGCAACAGGCCGAGCGCATCACCCGCGAAACGCGAGATACAGTGTGCCGCGGAATTGACGCCGCCCTCGCCAAGCTCGAAAGGACCGCCAATGACCAAGGATGAAATCGCCGGGATCGCGGCAGGGCTGAGTGACCACGAAAAGACGGCGTTGCTTTGCGGTTCAGAAAGGGTTGAAGGTTCAATAGCAACCCTTCTTACTCTTTGCCTGAAATACTTGGCCGAACCTAGGCCGGACAATGCGGTAACACTGACTCCGCTCGGCCTCGCCGTCCGCAACCACCTCAAGGACCACCCCTATGCTGACCGATGAAATGCGCGCCGATGGCTGGATTGAGCATGACATAGGTCCGCCCCCAAAAATTGACGGTTCTGTATTCGTAATGTGGGAGAATGGCCTTGAAAGTCTTCAGCCCGCTCATGCGACATGGTGGAACTCGTGGGACCGTCCGGTTCGCTCATCAAATAAGCGTCTCAAAAGTCCGGGGCGAATAATCGCCTATCGCCCAGAGCCGTCCCATGACCCCCGCTGAAGTTGAAATCTACTGCCTTGGCCTGTTGGCGGAAGAAATGGGCGAGGCTCTGCAACTGATTGGCAAGGCGTTACGTTTCGGACTGGACACCCCCGGCGTCAAGCGGCTCGACGGCACAATAGATATGGAGGCCACCCCTCGTTCTATGCTGGCTGTCGAACTTGGAGATTTACTCGCCGGGATCGACTTTGCGCAGGGCCACGGCGTTGTAAGCGCCTACGCGACAGTCTCGGCCAAAGAATTGAAGTATGCGAAGCTGACCGATGGCGCTGCAAAAGACAACTTGGGCAGACAACTCGCCCCACAATACGGAGAGCCTAGATGACCCCCGCTGAACTCAAGGCGCTGGCCGACCAGATCGAGGATGAAGGGCCAAATCGCAGGTTTGATGCAATTATTCGAAAGATGCTCCGTTTACGCGGCAACCCGGCAGGTAGGGGGTATAAGCCTTACACCGCCTCCTTCGAAGCGGCCACGACGCTACTTGAACAACCGCTGGATTTCGACGCAATCGGTCTGGGCGATGGGCGGTTCAGGGTGCTGTACAAAGGCGAGCTTGGCTACGGCTCTCTTGCCCAAGCCCTCTGCGCCGCCGCCCTTCGCGCACAGGCACAGGAGGCGGGGGATGCGTGATTTTTATGACCACCTGATCGGCTACCCGGTCAGCAAGCGCGGCGGGGACTACAGCTTCACCGGCGAAATTATCGCGGTTGTAATCAAGAAGTCCGGTGCGGTGCGCTACGTAGTCGAGGATGATCGCGGCCTACTGTTGATCATGAACGGCAAGCAGTGCGGGTTGGAGCCGACCGATGCAAACACCTGAACAATGGTTCGCATGGCATCCAGTGCGGTGCAAGGCGGTCGCCGGGCTGGGCTGGCACCATAACGGCGGCTGGGTTTGGCTCCGCATGGTTTGGCGGCACAGATCAAGCCGCTTGGTTTCTTACCACGCAGGCACCGACCACTGGTCCACAAGGAAATGCTGGGCGTACTTTATAAGACCGGAACCAACCGATGCTGACTGACGAGCAATCGCAGGCGTTAAAGTCGGCCAAACATGCCGACGAATTGATCGGCTGGGCAGCGCTTTCCGCTGCTGCAAAAATGGCAGACTGCCCCCAGCGGCAAAATCTGCGCACCACCGCCAATCTGTCGAAGGTTCGCATTCAACTTATCGAAGGGCTTCTGAATGATTGAGAACCTTATCTTGGCAAAGCTGGCCAACGGCCCGCGTTATGCTCGCAGTTTTCACACCTGCAAGCCAGTAGTCGAGCGCCTTGTTCGGCAGGGCAAGGTAGTCAGAATTGCGCCACCAGGGAGCAACAAGAAGAACATGCTCAGGCTGAAGGAGCCAACCGATGCCACCTGACACCCTCTCCCCGCTCACCACCCGCAAGGAGCGCAAGCCATGACCTTTGACGAATGGCCCGACTGCCCCGTTCGCGGTTGCCAGTTCAAAATCTGCCTCGCCCTGAACAGTGATAAATGCTTCCACCATACGCCTGGAAACAAGCACGTAAAGCGCTGGAAGATTAACGCACTGAACGGGGTACCTGAACCGGAAGTTGTGGCACGGCAGCGAGCTTATGCGGCAAGGAAGGATTGAGAGATGAGCGATTATCTGCCGTGGCTGTTGTCAGCCATCACAATTTGGATGAACGTCCTTGCGGGCAACAAGCACAAATCAGCGTGGGCCGTGGGGTTGGTCAATCAGGCCCTTTGGCTGGTCTGGATCATCTCCACTGGAACTTGGGGCCTGCTCCCCATGAACTTTGCGCTGTGGATCGTCTACGGGCGGAACCACTGGCGTTGGAACACCGCGCGCGAACAAGGGTTAGAAGTAGCGCCCGCCAAACGAGTAACCCCGAAAGACCCAGCAGCCAGTGATGGCAGGCAGCTCTTAGGGCGGGCCGGTGTTAGGAAGCTGCCATGACCACCGAACCCCTATCCGCCCGGCTCGAACGGCTGGCGAAGGATGCGACGGCGGAGCCTTGGTTTGTATCCACAGAGACCCACGACGTTCATTACATTCGAGGCCAGCCGCACGAGCAATTTTTGCCGTTACCTGTTTGTGCGGTTTTGGTGGAGCCGAATAAAGCCAACGCCGCCCTGATCGTCGAGCTTCGCAACGCCGTCGAAGCCATCATCGCAGCTTTGAAGGAGGCAGGGAAGTGAGCGACCACATAAAGATCAACATTTCGAAGGACGGGAAACCGTTCGGCATTCGCTACTGGCCTGCCGTTCCCCGCATCGGTGAAGTTATCGTAATGAACGATCCAATACGAAGAAAAGGCTGCTATCTCCCGCCTCGGCTGGCAGGACTACCACGATCAGGAGAAGGCGAAGTGAATGACGAAGAAGTGTCCTCGATGATAATGCACCTTAAATACAATATTCGTTGCGCCAGAGAGGATGGCCTGCCGCGTATTGAGATGGAGATGACCCAAAGTGCGGCAGAGTTTTTTCTTAACATCTTGCTCGGTCAGGAGAAGGCAAATGGCTGAAGATTACACGGCACTGGTGGAGCGGTTGCTGATTGCATACGCAGGCGGCTTGGTCGCAGTGCCAGACGAAAGTAATCCACGCGGGTTCGCTGTCCTTTATCAGCCCGTTGTGGCGATGTCCGGTGCGCTTGAAGCTACTGGCATCGCCGCACTGCTGGCCGAGAACGCGCGGGGATGATCGCTTGGCTGCGGGTCGTCGATGCAGACGATTTCGACGTTGAGGGCGGTATCTATTTCAGGCGTATAGCCAAAGCTCTTGCCGACGCATTCGAGCGCGGCGAGGATAAGGAGACTGATCGTGGTTGAAGTGACACAGGCGGACCAGAGCTTCGATGTTCTTCTCCTGAACGAGCGCCGCAAGAACGAGTGCATGTTAGCGCAGTGTGCATTCCCGATGGGTGAGAACTGCCAGTGCTTTCACGGAGCGCTTGCCGCCCACGCTGCCCGCGCTCGGATCGAAGGCGCGAAGGCTATACAGGAAGCGGCTGTTAAAAAGTGTGCTGACAGCATGTTCATCGAGCAGGCCACAAAGCGCATTCGTGACCTTGATCCCGCCACAATCGCAGGAGATAACAAGTGAGTGAAGCATTATTCAAACTCGGCGGGCTTCGTTTCTGGCACGAAGACGAAATCGAGCTACGCGAGGCATTCCAGGCCCGCGTTGCCAACGTTGTTCGCCGTACGCTGTTGGACATAAACCCGGCTTGGCGCTTTGCCCGATGCGAGGGGCCAATCCTGCATCCACGCTCACAAATCAGCGCAGCTTATGACGATGGTGACATATTCGTAACCAATGATATTCGCGGCGGAGAGGCGCTGTGCCTGCGCGCCGAAACTACACCCAGCAGCTACGCCTACGCGCGTTGGCTCGGGGGCAAGTTGCCGCTGTGTGTCTGGCAGGCCGGGATCAGCTCACGCCGGGAAAATAACGACGGCGCCAGTGCGGCCAAGCTGCGCTTCAATTCGTTCTGGCAGCTTGAGTTCCAATGCATCTACCGCAGTGACACGAAAGCTGACTATCGCGCGGGCCTGATCCCCAACGTCGCCGCTGAAATTGCGAGATTTACCCAATCAACTGTGCGACAGGTCGCGAGCGACCGTCTGCCAAGCTACAGCGAAAGTACAATCGACATTGAGGCCCTGCACAATGGCCGCTGGCGCGAAATGGCGAGTTGTTCGATCCGCACCGATTACAGCGGCGACACCAAAGTATGTGAAATAGCCATCGGCTTAGATAGGGTGGCCACGCTCGCGGCCCTCGATCCCGCCAAGATCGCAGGGGGGTGAGTGATGCCAATTAGGACAGAGCACTGGATTTGCCTTCATTGCAGTCAGCCTTACGCAGACCGGGAAAGAGCACTGCTTTGTGAAAATTCTCACAAAACCCGATTAAGCTTGTCCTCTCCCCCGCCCAGCAAAAAGTCCATAATCTCTAACAAGCAGTTTTCTCTCGGCTTCTACCTAGCCCTTCTTCTCCTTTCCATAACCCTCATCGGAGTCTGCCAATGATAACAATCGACAGCGGCGCGGATCACACCCTTATAATCTCCTTCCGAAACGGCCGCACCATAACCCTGCCCGTCGTAGGTCGAACCGGCGAGTTTCTCTACAAGATCATCTTCGACTCGCAGAAGCCGAAGTTCGAGGAGCGGGGCTATTGCGCCAACTTCCCGACCCAGCACATTGTCAATAAATGGTTGGCGGATAAGAAAGAAACCAACCGCGAGGCGGAACGCGAGGCATATGATGCGCGGCTAAAGGAGCTGGGCATTGACAAATTGGAGATCGACCTGTGACCGACCAGGAACGCTACGCCGCTGAGGCGGTTAAGTATTCCAGCGCCCTGGTCTGGTGCTTTGCGGAAATTCGTCCGGGCCTGTTCGCGCTTTACAACTACCGCAGGGAGCTGGCCCTCGTAACAACCGACTTCGGGCAGCTTTTGTCCTGCTACCAGGCCCGGCCACAGTACATCCCGCGCGCTGTTGCGCCGAAGATTAAATTGGAGTTTCAGATATGACCGAAGGACAGGTTTGGCAAGAGTCTGACCGCTGGTTTGCCGCAGTTGTCGACAGTGCTACCGGCACAAGGCTATCAGAAATATACGAATTTTCGTGCCGCGAGCTGGCTCAGCAGTGGCTTGAACGGGAGATGGAATTGTGACAAAAGACCCAGCCTCACGCCTTGGCCTATACGCCGACGTGCGGGAGATCCTCGATGCAGCCCTTGCCTCGGGCGGCGGGCAGGTCGAGCTGCCGACGCACGGTGAGGCTGTCCACTGGCGGCAGCGCGCGTATAAATTCCGCAAGCTCTATGCCCAGACCGTACCGCATTCTTCCTACGACCAGCTGTCCCTGCGCGATCCGGGCGCTGGCTGCGTGGTGGAAATCCGCAAGGCAGGCCAGCTCGCGAAGTTCAGCCCGGCGCAGGGTGAGGCAGCCATTGCCGTGCCCGAGCCAACTAACGACCCCCTATTCGACCTCGCGAAATCAATCGCGGACAAACTCGATGGAGATCTTCTATGATTAATTTCACTCTAATATACCCCCAAGCAACACACGAAATGCTGGGTTATATCCCGGATTTTCTAACCGTCGACAGTCCCTTGTCCGCAGTTGAGCAACTGCATCGTAACTATCAACACGGCGGGGGCTGGAAAAAGTTTGACGGTTTTGCTTTGCTGGCCAACGGTAACTTAAAGTATCCGGGCGACCCCGAGACTCGGTTGCTCGCGGAGGCTTACACCAACAGTGAGCTAGTACGCATTTATGAGCACAGCTGGGTTGCGGTAGTCCAAATTGACGGCTCATTTGAAGTAGCGAGGATGGACTGATGCAATTTGCTCCCCTAGACTGGCAGGTCAATGACCAGTACCCTAACAACGAGAGCTACCTCAACAACATTCCTCTCGCCATAAACTCCTTCGACTCGCGTCCAGTCATTGAGCAACTGCGGGAAACAGCCGCGATTGTTGAATGTCCCGAGGGACTGGGCTGGGAGCTGACCGCGGACAACTTCCTATGCTATCCAGGCCTTCCGCCCCTGGCCCCGGCAGCGAAAGCTGCCCATATTGGGGAGCAGGTTTTCATCTACCCGCACGGCTTCGGGATTATACTGCAGCTGTCCGGGGCGTTCGAGTTAGTCCGTTTTGGCGTAACGCACACAGATTAAAGGAATCTTCAAATGGCTTTCACTCCAACTTCTGAACAGCTCGCGATCGTCCAGGCCGCGCAGTCTTCGTCTGACAACCTGTGCGTCACCGCTTTAGCGGGCGCGGCTAAAACTTCAACCCTTGTCTTAATCGCAGAGGCCCTACCCGACACCCAAATCCTATGCCTCGCGTTCAATAAGAAAATCGCGCTGGAAATGACCGAGCGCCTTCCCACGAACTGCAAGGCCATGACACTGAACGCCCTGGGCCACCGCACCTGGATGGACGCAACAGGCCGGAAGATGAAACTCGAAACCTCAAAAGTCTACGACATCCTCACCGCCCTGGTCGAGGCGGAGAAGGACCGCGAGCTACGATCAACGCTGTATGAAAACTTCGGAGAAATCCTGCGCGTGATCCAGTTCGGTAAGCAGTGCGGCTACGTTCCGACTGACCACTTCGATCGGGCCAAACGCCTGATGGACGACGAAGAGTTCTTCGACCACATCGAGCAGGAACTTTCGCCTGAGGAAGAGAAACTCGTCCGTGAAGTTACCCTAACCTCCATCGAGCAGGCGATGAAGGGCGTCATTGATTTCGACGATCAGATTTTCATGCCGACCATCTTCCACGGAGCCTTCCCGCGCTACCCCCTCGTTCTCATTGACGAGGCGCAGGATCTCTCAGCATTAAATCATGCGACCCTGCGCAAGCTCGCGAAGAAACGACTGATAGCCGTAGGCGATCCGAACCAGGCGATCTACGGTTTCAGAGGGGCGCACGAAAATTCCATGTCGTTACTCCGGCAGGAATTTTCCATGCAGGTCCTGCCCCTGTCCATCTCCTTCCGCTGCCCGCGCGCTATCGTCGAGCACGTTAAGTGGAAGACGCCGACGATGCAGTTCCCGGACTGGGCGCGGGCCGGGGAGGTCACTACACTCCCCGCCTGGTCAACAGATGATCTACCAAACGAGGCCGCTATCATCTGCCGGAACAACGCGCCCCTCTTTTCCATCGCCATCAGGCTACTTAAGAACGGTCGCCACGCCGAGATCGCCGGCAATGACACGGCTAAGGGACTGATAAAGATCATGCGTAAGTTCGGAGGCTCGGACCTAAAACAGCTCGCGGTGCTGGACAAGATCGCCAATTGGGAGGAGGCGCAGAAGACGAAGAATAAAAAGCGAGCGCATAATAATATCGCGGATCGGGCAGAATGCATGAGGATATTCGCCCGGCAGGGGCAGAACCTTGGCGAGGCCCTGGCTTATGCCCAGCACCTGATCCAGTCGATCGGCCCGCTTAAGCTAATGACTGGGCACAAAGCGAAGGGGCTGGAGTTCGACCACGTTTTCTTCCTGAACCAGGACCTGGTTTCCGAGCGCGATCAGGACCCTAACCTCCGCTACGTTATCCAGACGCGGGCGAAGGAAACCCTGACCTACATCAACTCGGCGGACTTCGTGGACCGGGCTGGTATGGCCCTAGATCAATCATCTAAAACCATACCGGAACCTGAACAAGCCGCTTGACAATCCCCTTCCCATACGCCATGATCGGCGCCGGGCCAATGCCCGCTATCCTACAGGAGAATACAGTGACTAAACCCAAGATGATCAACGGAGTCAGCTTCGAGATTTCGCAGCCTTATGCTGAAGGCCATGCCTGCACCGCGGCCGAGGCCAAGGCGCTGAACCAGACGCGCGCCGAAAACATCGGCAACAACCTGCGCGCGAAGCTCAAGGAAATGGCGGAAGCCGACTCGGGCGAAGCCGACATGCAGGCTGTCGTCGCAGCCTTCGATGCCGAATACGTCTTCACCCTCACTCGCGTTTCCGCCGCCCGCAAGCTCGATCCGGTCGAGCGCGAAGCGATCAAGATCGCGAAGGAGCTGCTCAAGGCGCACCTGGCCGAGAGCGGCCGCAAGCTCACGGTCGCGCCGGAAGGCCTGTCCGAGGAAGATTGGGAAGAAAAGATCGAGGCCGAACTCGATCGTCTTTCCAACCTCGAGGCCGTGGTCAAGGAGGCGAAGAAGAATGTCGCGGCCAAGAGCAAGCAGGCAGAAACCCTGCTTTCCGCTGTTGGCGGCGTCTCGGTCTAGAGCGCGGGTGTAGACTCCCCTCGCTCGGGGGCAGCAGCGTTCTTCGCTGTCCGTTGCTGCCCCTTTCGAGACATTAGATGGAGGACGGTACACCCCTGGCCGTCCTCCTACTAAGCAAAAGGAGTCTGTTATGCAAATCATCACTACCCTAGCTGGCGCCAGCTTCCGGCCCGCCGAGGCGAAGGACATCCTCCGCGGCCTGTCCGTTGGCGACTTCCTCGATCTCGAGGCCGAGCCGGATAACCGCTTCGACAGCAACGCGGTTAAGCTCCTGTATGCCGGTGAGCACCTCGGTTATGTTGCGAAGATCAACAACCCTGAAGTTGCCGAGGCGCTGGCCGAGGGCCAGGCCCTGTCCGCGCGGGTTATCGACTTCGAGACTTCGCTTAAGCCGGTGCTCATGATCGAGGAAAATACTGCCTTGGGCAATCTTCCTGACGGTGCTGAGTTCGGGAGCAACTGGGGCGATGAATGACCTCGCCGAGTTTCTCTACCAGGCCTACGCCAGCCCGCTCGGGATCATTCTCGAGACTGACGATCCCGAGCGCCTGCGGCAGAAGCTCTACGCAATCCGCAAGGGCAACCCTGACTTCGCAGTTCTATCGTTCGTTATCAGCCCGCTCAATCCGGGCGACCTGTGGATATTAAAAAGGAACCAGCCCGATGCGTGAAGGCAACCTGCAGAAACATACTTTAAATCTTTTCTCGGGCGACTATGAGCGATTGCAGTTGCTCTACCCCGATGTCGGAGCCGGCCCGATCATTCGCCGTATCCTGCGCTGGTACATCGGGCGTGTGGAGGCAACGGGGCAGGCGCCGGGCCTGGACCTTGACGGAGTTAATATCAATGTCTGACCTCGCAGAACTGTTCGCCCGCGATCCCCTCACCCTAACTGACGACAACATCTCAACCATTATCGAGGAGATGCGAAAATCTCGTCATGCATTTAATCTCGGAAATCTCCGCGCTGGCACTACCAAGCCGAAGACCGAGAAGCAAAAACAGATCATCGAGCTGGGCACGAAGCTCGGCATCAGCATCTAGGAGTCTACTTCGATGCCTCCGGCATCCAGTTCGGTTGGGACTCAACCTCCATCAAACTTGCTGAGACCTGCCTGCGTAAATACGAGCTTAAGATGATCTATGGCTGGCAGCCCCATCGCAAGTCCGTCCACCTCATCTTCGGCGCGCACTACGCAACGGCGCTCGAACATTTCCACAAGCACCTCGCGCTGGGCAAGACGCGCGATGAGGCGGAGCATCTAATCATCCGAGAGGCGCTGGTCGAGACCTGGGACTTCGAGCATTCAGAACCTTGGCAGTCCGATCACAACACAAAGACGCGAGAGAACCTCATCCGCACGATCGTCTGGTATCTGCACCAGTTCGCGGACGACAGCTGCACCACCTTGCAGCTCGCGTCCGGGCAGCCCGCCGTCGAATATTCCTTCGCCCTCCCTGTCGATAACGGCATCGTCCTGTCTGGCCACCTCGATCGCGTGGTTGAGTATTCCGGCAAACCGTATATCCAGGATCAAAAAACAACCGGCAGCACCATCACTCCGCGCTACTTCGAGGGCTACAACCCTGACACTCAAATGTCCCTCTACACCTTCGCTGGCAAGGCGATCTTCGGCATTCCAGTTCAAGGCGTGATGATCGACGCGGCGCAGATAGCTGTCGGCTTCACCAGGTTCGAGCGTGGCTTTACCTTCCGTGACGAAGGCCAGCTTAACGAATGGTATGACGGGGCTATGTGGCAGATTGAGAAGGCTCGGACGGCCACGAAGGAAAACCATTTTCCGATGAACCCCAGCTCCTGCGGCAACTTCGGGGGCTGCGAGTTCCGGCACGTTTGCAGCCGCAGTCCCGCGGTGCGCGAGCAATTCCTGAAAGCCGACTTCGCACAAGGCAAGCGCTGGGATCCCTTGGAGGCTCGATGATGAACGGCCCAGAACTCCAGCTCCGCATCAAGCGGTTCCTCCGACAGCAGCAAATGCCGAAGACAGCCTTCGGGCGCAAGGCTCTGAACGATCCAAATTTCGTTGACCGCCTGGCCCGCTGCGATCCTCGTTCAGAAACTATTGCCAAAGTCCTCACCTTCATGGAGTCTTTTGATGCCCACCCTTGACACCCACCAGTCTTCCGACTACAGCAAGCTAATCTACATCGGCGACTCAGGCACCGGCAAGACCGGCTCCCTCACCAGCCTTCTCGCCGACGGATACAAGATGAAAATCCTCGATCTCGATAACGGCCTTGACGCGCTGGTTCACTTCGCGCGCGAGGCCGGGGCGGACCTGTCCCTCGTCGAGTTCGAGACTATCCGCGACAAATACAAGTCGAGCAATATCGGCCCGCGGATTGACGGCCAGCCCAAGGCATTCGTCGCCGCGCTGGACAAGCTAACCGAATGGTCGCAGACGGAAGATGATCGGACAATCTTCGTCCTCGACTCCCTATCCGCCTTTGGCCGGGCAGCTTTCGAGTGGGCAAAGGGCATGAACCCTGCGGCCAAAGACGGGCGCCAGTGGTTTTTCGCGGCGCAACAGGCGATCGAGACAACCATCGCCATGATCACAGGCGACTCGTTCAAGATGAACGCGATCCTTATCTCCCACATTAATTACAAGGAGGTAACTGAGGGCGTGCATAAGGGCCACGTCAACGTAGTTGGCTCCGCCCTCGGCCCAGTTATCCCGCGCTATTTCAACACCCTAATTCTAGCCGAAACCTCTGGTTCCGGCACGAATACCCGGAGGCGAATTAAGACCATGCCGACCGGGGTTATCGACCTGAAGCTTCCAGGGCCGAAGGCTGATAAAGAGTATCCACTCGAAACGGGCTTGTCTTCTATCTTCAAACTCCTTAAAGGACAATAACTATGGCACTGAATTTCGCAGACGTTGCCGCCAAGAAGCTCTCGGAGGTCGAACGTCCTCCGCTTCCGCCTGTCGGCACCTACCGCTTCCAGATCACGAAGCTGCCCGAGGCGACCACCACGCAGAACGGTGATTGGGACATTCTCAATATCCCCTGCCGTGCGGTCGAGGCGCTGGACGATGTGGATATGGAGGACTACAAGGGCGAGGTTACCTCGATCATGCAGTCGGTCCGGTTCATGTTCAACAAGAACGACGAGGGCGAGTTTGACAAGTCGCTCTACCGGGCCAAGACTTTCTTCGAGAAGCATGTCAAGTGTGCTGAGGAAGGTGATAGCATCGCCCAGGCCATGAACAATTCGGTCAACCAGTCGTTCCTCGGGACGATCGCATGGCGCGCTGACAAGGACGACCCGGAGCTGTTCCACGCGAACATCTCCCGCACTGCCCCGCTCGATTAATCCAGCGGTCTAACTTTGGCCGGGCAGGCATCCCCCAGTCTGCCCGGCCTATTTTTTGGAGTCCTGTATGGAACCCCTTTGCTACCTTTGGCACTGTCAGCGAATGGGCTGGCTCACCACAACCTCGCAGTACTCAACGGATATTAAACAGGCCCGCAGCTTTGGCCTGTCCGAGGCCCAAGCCTTCACTGTCAAGCACAATACTGACGGCATCAGACTTCTCGTAATCCGCGTTGACGACCAGG